GGCCATAGGTCCAGCGGCGCGAATGATTTTCTTCGCCTCGTTTACGGACACTTTCTTGTTGTTCTTCTTGAGGTAGGTGAGCCGTTGCCAGAAGTGCTTGCACGATCCGCCGCCCTTGTACAGCCACAGGTTGTATGTGTTGGCCCCTCCCGGTCCCCATCCGGGGTTCACGGCGCGATTTGAGGCGCCAAGGATGTCCTCCTTCCGGTACACCTTACTCGCAGAAACCATCTTCTTGCAGAACTCCCGAGAATTGCTCCCAGCGGTTTGCGGTGCGTAGCGATAGCGGACCTTGATAACCCCGTCTTGTTCGCTCTTGCCGGCAGGGTTGGAAGAAGGTACGCGGGCGAAGGTCCAAACGGCATCGAATTGATCCTCGGTTTCGTAGTCCACCTCCCTCTCGTCTATCAGCTCGTAGTCGTCGTCCTCGTCTTCGCCACGCTCAAGAAGCCAATCCGTGGCGGCTGTTATGTCTTGGGCGCTGAACTGCTGCTCGAGTCCCTCTTTCTCTTGCTCGTCTGTGGTTTGAGCCTTGACGCTTTCCACGTCGATAAAGTCCGCCGGCTTCAATGTCTTAAAGTAGAAGTCCAGGTCGATACCATTTACCGCAAAGATTGGCTGGAGGCCATCCAAGAGAGTACGTTGGAAGGGCTTGATGACAGTATTTTGGAAGAGGCTGAACGAGTCGCGCAGCTCTTCGGCGTTGTTGCCGAACCCGTTACCCTGCCCACGGATTCCGAAAAGGAGGGGCGAGGTGATGCGGTGACCGGCGAGAATCTTAGTCGTGCATTCCGTAGCTAAGAACTCATACATCCCATCATTGTCGTTGGGATTGACGGGAGTCAGTTGTGGGGCGTTGTCGGAGCCGTCGTTGAAGCTAATCAAGAGCCGCCCGGCGTTATTGCTTCCGCTGAACTTCTCGTTCACGTGGCGCTCGATGGTGCGGCGCTCCTCGTCGGTAGGTACTCCGTTATTAAACGAGAGCATCATGGACGGGAATAGGCCGTTCTTGATGTTGTTCAAGTGGAAGGTAGACACCTCCCGATCGAGCTCAATGTAATTGGTTGAACCTACGTAATCGGGGAGGCCGTAGTAATGGATCCCGGGTTGGTATGCCTTCACTTGGTACACGCTGGCCGCCTGCGTGCGGTCCTCGGGATTCCATGCCGGATATTCAACGGGGGCATATCGCGCCTCCCGTGTGCGGCTCCAATCGGGGGAAACATAGAATGCGTCCACGCGGCCTTGTGCGTCGGCGATGCCACATCGAACTGTATGTGCGGGCAAGAATCGGAGTTCGGCGATATCGGTTCGGACGCGGTTCCAAATGACCTGGACGTAGCATTGCCCGTAGAGCTTAAGGTCGAAACACAACTGCCGAAGAAGGTTCTCGTCGGATTGCTCAAGCATCTTCTGAGTCTTCAGCCACTGCTCGGGCTTCTCTTCCCTATCGGTAGCGTCTAGACCCTCGCCGTAAATCATCTCCGAGACGCCATTCACAACCGCGCTTTGGATACTAGAGCCGAGGTAGAGGTCGCGCAGGTAGTCGCCGTACTGATTATCGAAGCCATAGCTCACAAAGTCCCGCCCGACTTGCTCCCGGAAGAGGGGCAGTTCGTGGGTGGGTAGGCCGTAGACGTTGAAATCGTGCTTCTTACTCATAGTATGTGAAGGTTTCGGCGGCGTCGGCGTGGCTTGCGTAGGTTGTTTCTTGGTACGCTTCCGTCGTTGTCGTGGCATCTTCTTGCAATAGTAGTCCGCTGTCTTCCTTGGCTAGATACAGGGATGATTCGGTGAGGATGAATCCGGTCGCTTCGCCACGCGTAAGGTAGCCCAAACCCGTCTCAAGAATAACGTCGGAAGAAGAAATCGGAAGGTAGTCCGAGGAGTTAGATCGCTCCACCACGCGGTACTGAATAAAGCCCTCGGGCCAGCTTGGGCCGGATAGGTCTACAGCGGTCGCCGAAGTAGTGGAGTTGGCGTCAAAGGTGAAGGTGGCGTACCTATCGGTAACGGTTAAACTCTTGGCGTTTACCATCACGACCTTGTCCGTGGTAAGGCTCGTAAGCTCCACACCAAGCATGGTGATAGTAGGTCCGTAAGCGGTTACGTTCTTCGCTCCGCGCTTCTCCTTTGGCGTGAGGTAGATGGTATTCTCTACGCTCCCGGCGTTGTTTTTTACCACCAGTATCATCAATATTGGATATAAGAAAGGGCCACCTCTCGGCAGCCCTTCCCAAAACACATAAACAAAAGGAACTTAACCCGTAGTGATGGTCACGTTCGCGGGGGTAGTCAATCCGTCGAAAGGATAGACAGACGTTCCCGCTCCTGCGGTAGGCTCAAGGAGATAGTAGGGAGCAGCCTCACGACCTGCGAAGGTCAAAGTCTGTCCGCTCATCTCATTGCGTGCGGCCCCTGAAGTAAGGGTTCCGCCGTTGAGGTCCATGCCATACGTCGCTCCGAAGAGGTAGACGTTGTCATTATTATCGAGCACAAAGATTTGCGACCGGTTGCGGCTGATAAGCCGAATCTGTTCCGGATCGCTTTCTTGGTGCTTTTGGAGCACGAGGTTCAGGGTCTGCTCAAAGAGAGAAGCACCTGTGGCCGGGTCGCTCTGGACGTTGATGGTGAAGGAAGACAAGTCCGGGCGAAGGTCGTACTGAAGCACGGTCATCGCGGGGAGGTCGGTCACTGTGAAGCTCTCGCCGGAAGCGGTTGCTACAGTTGCCGAACCTGCCGTTCCATCACCCGTGCCGGCGGCGGTCACAAGTCCGTCCACGTAGTTACTCACGAAGAAAACCTTCGAGAGACCACCTAGGGCGTCCTTGCAATCCAGCGCGCGGCCGAGAGTGATAGCGCAGCTCATGTCTTAGGCGAAGTCAAATCCTACAACGCCGTCAGCGGGGACAGCTACTTGAACACCGACAGAGAAGTCGAGAGATGCCTTCACGTTGTCGCTTCCGTCGTACTGATACACTGGAATCAAGGCGGCTTGCTCGGCGCCTGTGTAAGCGTTGGTACCGACCACGAGGTTATCGGGGTAGGTGAACACCATCACGTCGGTTCCGTTTGGAATGCCGGGGGTTGGGTACACAGGATATCCCAAGTACGTCGCACCCTCCATGCTCTGGTTGTAACCAGGGCCGGTATTCTGCGCGGCCATAGCTTGCAGGAAGAACGCGTAGGCCTCGTAAGAGACGTAAAATCCGCATCCGGGCTTCTGCAAGATGCCGGGAACCGCTTGGGCCGCGTTGAACACTCCGTTCATGTGGCCGAGAATCGTAGCCGCATCCCATGCCACAGATCCGCTGTCGTGCTGGATGAAGTCCTGAGTAGCTGAAGCGTTAATTCCAGCCTCGTCGATTGTTCCGTCATTAGACAGGAAACCGAACGGGAAGGTGGTTGTAGCGCCCTGCCACAAGAGGTTCTCTAAGCTCGTGCCGGTTTGGGCGGCGAGAGAGCTCATCAAGAACTCGGAGAATGTTGGGGGCAAGTTGCCGTCCCGACGCATCTGACCCTGAGCACCAACGAAGGTTGGGAGAATGGTCTTTCTGCAAATGACCTCCTTGACCATGAGGTCGTTCAAGGTGAGCGTCTGTGTGGTCAGCGTCAAATCTGCACCGTCTCCACCGCTACAAGTGGCGGTCTGAATAACGTCGCTGAAGCTCAAGCCATTGATGACGGCCTTGCCTACAATGCCCTCCATGAGGCGGACGCGGTTCTTGTTGATGGTCTCCGCGCCGAGGACGGCTGCGGTAACGTATGGCAACGCCAACTCACCTGCATAGGTGTTTGACGAAACGTCGATGTCGAAGTCGTACTTCTTACTTTTTACGGGATTCATGAGAACTGGGAAATGATGTTGTAGGCGCGATCTACGCCGGTAAGGTTGGGGTTTGTTTCTTTCTTGAATTCGGCCTTCGGCAACACGCGGTCAGGTGCGGCGGCGGGCTCTGCCTCAAGTGCTTCGAGGCGCTTGTTGATGGATTCAAGGGCGGTGGCCATCTGCTCGGCCAGCTCTACTTGAACGCTCATCTCTTCCTTCTTTGGCTCTTCGGAGGCTTCGACCTCTTCTTCAACCATGGGTGTCAAGGCAGCCTTAACGACCTCAACAATTTCTTGTGCAATCTCCTCGGAGATCATGAACTTGTCGACCAGGGCGGCTTTGACTGCGGCCATCTCGTCGGTCTCCTCTTCGGTGGCCTCGACCTTCTGCTCTTCTTCCTCCATCATCTCGACCTTGCTCTCGTCGTTGACGGCAATTTGTCCGCCGTCGGCGAGGTCGTAGGAGCCAGCGTCTAGGGGCTTGGCTTCGCCGTCTTCGCTCAGTACGCGCACATCGGCGCCGGCTGAAAATTCTTCGGCTTCTGTAGCCACTACGCGCCCGTCCTCAAGGCGGGCTTCTTTGTAAAGCTCGGAACGCTCCTCGACTACGGAACGAACGGCCTCCTTGAGTTTTTCGATTACTGACATGATGGATGTTCTAATGGGTTATATAACGCGGGTTTACTTGTTGGCAAGGAGTGGGTCGAGGTCTTCGTGTGTGGCGCACGGCATAAAGAACTTGGAGCCGTTAATCTCGTGGACGTGGTGACCGCTACACCCAAGCGCCTCGGCCATCAACTCAGCCTCTAACACAGTCGAGAAGAGCGGCTTCCCATCGAGGTACGCTGAGGGCTCTAGAACCTCCCTCACGGCTTGGGCGATGGTTTCGACGGTGACGTCTTCCATCTGAATCAGCTTGTCCACGAAGTAACCCTCGATAGAGAAGCCCCGATATTTTTTGTCTTTGACATCGCTCCACACGTCGTCGTTCATGACACGCACGGAGACCATCCAAGTACCGACCGGGACGTCGTAGCCATATACTCGGCTCTTGTCGTTGTCTGTGTCGGATACGATCCAGCTCTCGAAAATAGAGAGGCCGTTAACTTTGGATTGGTGCTCGACGGTGTACTCATCGTTCCGCTTCTGCTGCATGAAAAGCTCTGCGGCCTTCTCCACGGTCTGCTGGGAGAAGTACACCTCGAACTCTTCTTCATTGACGTCGTCCCATCTCGGGATCATCTTCTCGGGAATCAACGCCGGGCCGATGAGCAACTTCTTTTCTTCGTCTACACGGGCAAGGGTGAAGCGGTTGTCTCGGTTGAAGAACACGAAGTTCTCTTCGATGGCCGGGAACTTGACCAAGCTAATGGCCTCGACTCCGAAATCTTCCTGCTCCTCATCAATCAAAAGCTCGACTGTTCTCATAACGTGGTTTGAATTTGTAGCTCCCTGTTCAGGGCTTGTTTGTTGCTAATCTCGTTCTCTACTACATATGCCCGGACGGGTTCCGGTGTGGGGTTCTGTTGATTCGGAACGAGGGAACCGACATCGACACCCACCGACTGGACCCCGCCACCGCCGACGCCACCGCCCCCTGCGGCTGCGCCTCCACTACTGCCCCCGCTGAATTGTTGGGACTTGATTGCGGCGACTTTGGCAAGACCTGCGGCTACTGCGATACCTGCGGCGATTTGCGCCCGAATCGGTGCATCGGGAGTAGGTACGGAGAGTTGTGAGGCGTATGCCTTTTGTGCGGCGCTGTATGTGCTTACAAGCGTCTCGGCGATACTGATAGCCTTGTTCCTGTTGAACGCTTTCTTCTGCCCCTCCTCGGTGTCCTTCTCGAATGCTGCGCTCAAGTTCTTGAGAATGGAGAACGTCCCCGCCGTGGCTGATTTGCGGATGTTGGAAATGGCCTCTTGATGGCTCTTCTCTAGTGCTTCGCGCTTATTCTTTGCGTCGAGCTCTGCCTTCGCTTCTTCTTCGGCTGCCTTCTTTTGCTCGGCAAGTCGTTTGTCTAGCTCTGCTTTTTCCGCTGCTGTCCTTTGCTGTTCAATGGTGTTTAGCTTATTGTTCAGCGTGGTTTGCATCTCAAACGATTCCGTCTGAAGATTGATAAGGGCCACCGTCAAATCCTTCCGCCTCTCAAAGTCCTCTTCCGTGGATTCACTCAGCGCCATTTGCTGGTTGTGAATCCGAAGGTCTTCTTCCGCGTTCTTCACACGCTGGGCCATCAAGTCGCGCTCAATGTCGATGGCCTTTTGAGCCGCCTCTACCCGTTCATCAAAGCCCTTGGTGATGTCCTCAGCGATGAGATTATATCTCTTTATTTCCTTTCTGCCTTCCGCAAATTCTACCGCAAGGCGGCGCTGGTCTTCTCGCAGTTGAATGGATGCCTCACTTAACGCCACGGCAGCGTTCACGGTTTCCATTATTTCCGGAACGATGTCTGCGGCCGCTTGCCCCACTTGATAGAGCACCGCCGTAGCTGGGTTCAAGGCAAGGACGGAATCGCCGACCTTTAAGAAGCCCTCCTTCGCAAGTTCTGCGGCTTCGGAAAACTCCCCGGCGAAGAGAGCCGACACCGCGCTACCCAATACCCCAAAGCCGTCGATGAGTTGCTGGACCTTGTCGAGTACAAAGGACTTGATCGAGTCCGAAAAACTCTTGATGCTTTCGATGGGGTTGGTAAAGAGGTTAATCAATCCCTCACCCAATGAGCTGACCTTGTCGGTGATGACAGCGAAGGCCGCACCCAATCCGGCTTGCGCCTTTTCGAGCATCTCCGCACCGCGTTGAGTCTTGGTAAAGAATGTCGCCAACGATGTCAGCGCGATGACCAGCGCACCAATACCCGTTGAGATGATAGCCGCCCGAAGGGACTTAAACCCCCCGGCCAAGTTCTTAATTCCGCCCACGGCGCCCTTTAGCTTGGATGGTACTCCACCGAGTAGGGAATCGAGTTGACCAAATGCCGCCGAGCTTGCGCCCCCGGCCTGTTCCATTGATTCGGTCAGACCATCGACCTCAGTCTTGACCTGGTCGACTCCTTTTACCTTTACGTTTATCTCGTAGTCCTGCGCCATTGCGAATCCCTTGGAGGACTTTTCGCCACCATGACGAGGAGCCCCATTCATAGTAACCATATAAAACCAAGCAATCCGGGTCGCCGCGAAGCTCGTATTCGGTGGAGATATTGATGACGCGCGGGAGCGTCTTGCCTATGCCGTCGAGGTAGTCTTTCATTCCTGCAATATCACCCGGTCGTTTACGCCGGCAATGCGTCCGCCCGCTTCCGTCAAGAGAGCGTCCCGGAACTCAACCTCGTTGGTAGCGTAGAGCCGGACCATATCGACCTCGAGGTTCCAGTTGATGATTTTATCTGTGCCTCCCGTGACTTGGAACGTGAGAACGCCATCGGTCAACGTAGCCGAAAGGGATCGCGTGCCGGGGCTGCCGCTGGTTAAGGTTGTGCCGCTTGTCTTGGAGAAGCTCACGGAGCTATTCCGCCCATTAGCTAAGAACCGCCACGTCTCAAACTTCGAGGTGAACGCCGTGCCGGATGAGCCGCCCACAGTCGTCGAGGCAACCTTCACCGTACCCGAGGCAATCGTGTTCTCGTCGAGGCGGATGTTGGTCCCGACGGGAGCGGTGGCATCTGTTGCAGTGCTTCCCGTGGTCTCGGCCGTGAGGCTAAATTTATCGGTGATGGTAACCGAACCACTACCCGTGTCGGTGTTGGTGGTGTGCGTACCTACTGGAGACACCGGGCCGGGCTCGGCTCCGTTGCTATTGGGTAGCGGGTCTTGTGCGTCTGTAGGTCCGTATGGTGGGCCAGGGTTGCCGGTATCGTCGGCGGGGTTCTGCCATCGACAGGTGTTCGTGGTGGCGTCATAGTACAGCCCGAAAGACTCGCAGCATTGTTGTCCGGGGTCGGTGGTTGTCGTTCCGTCCGGCTCGGTAAAGGTCACCGTCCCATTTGCGTTGGACTGCGTGGGGACCGAGTCACACGCGCCAAAGCTCGAGCGGTCTATGTCTCGGAGGAACTTACAGAGCGTACTCTGTCCCGTGCCTATCTGATACCCACTGACTTCGGTTAGCTTGTAGGCCGCGCCCATAATGTGAAAGCGGTCGTTGAATCGCACGTTCCGAATGTCGGACGGGGTGAGGTACAGGTGGGCTTCAAATACACGCGCGTCGGCGTCGTAGATGTCGGCCAAATAGGACGACCAATAGGAGCGATGAAGACCCAGCGCGGGAACCGGGTTCGGGTCTCCGTTGAGTAAGATGTTCTCCCCGCTGAATGGGATGTCTTGAGAGTTCCAGTACAGACTCTGCGTATCGGCATCGACGGGAGACTCAGAAAACGGAGAGCAAAACAGGAACGAAGAGAACGCGGTTCCGCCTATGTAGTAGGTGTCTTGGATGTCTTGGGCGCCGGTTGCGAAGAAGAGCTTCGGAGGTTGGCTTACGAACTTCACGCTCTGCCCGTCTCTTTGGTATGAGCGGTGGATGAGGAAGAGCCCGTTGATGGTGTGCGGATCGCCCTGCAAAGTTGGGACGGGGTACACAAAGAAGGGAGCGAACACAGGCGCATTGGTTAGCGTTCCCGTGGCGAACTCGTCATCGATATCTTGGTCGTACTCTCCGAAGCTACGATTCAACACAGAGCCCATGTAGGCGTTGCCTACGTCGCCGCTCTCCTTGTCTCCAAGGGTTATACGTGTGGACTTTAGGGCAGAGGTAGGCGTTAAGGTGCGCTCCTTGTCTAGGTCTAGTTTGTCGGTCCAGTAGGTATCGACCCCGTCGCCCATCCAATCGTTGTACGGCTCGATGTAGAGGCGTGTGGGGTTCTGTGGGTCGGCCTCGATTACGAGGTTGAAGCGTTGGCAGAGGTCCGCCATAAGCTCCTTTTGCTTGATGCGTGGAAGCACCTTCGGAACATTGACCTCGCCACCTGGAGCGTGTAGGCATTGGAAGCGCGTGGCCGCTGTCGATGTGGCCAGACCCTTGATGGTGATGGTGTCGCCGGAGGTGTTGTTGTGGAAGTACGCTTGAACCTGAGCCGCTTCGCCTGCGTTCAAGGATGTCTCCACGGTGAACTCCACGCTCCGGATATCGTTGCTCACAAATACCGGACTTGAGCCCTCGACCATTTGCACCGTGGCGGAGCCCTGCGAGACATTGCCCACCGCAACCCGGCCAATGACGTCTAAGATGTCGCCGCTGCCTGAATTGGCGAAGTCGGCAACTACATAAAGCCGCACAAAAAAGCGATGGATGCCGGACTCTTGAGCGATGTAAACGTGGCTCCCGGTATTGAATGCGTTGTCGGGGTCGTATCCGCCTTGGCTGGTCTCGTCGTCGAGCTCTACGTTGTGCCATGTCGAGGCCGTAGAGATAGCTTGGTCGGATCCCTGATATACAAGGCATTGATTCACCTCTCCCGTGGTTAGGCGCTCGGCCTCACTTCCGAGGGTCATGTAAATCGACCCAAACAAGTCCGACGCAAAGAAGGAGGAGGAGTAGTAGAATCCGGCCTCGGTGATGATGCGATCGACAAGCGCCCGCAGCTGAATGGACGGCTTCAGCATATCCGCATACAACCCATTCACAGAGCTGTCCGGGTTCTTTAATCCGTACCCATTCTGTGCGCTGAGAGGCTGTTGGGTTGCGCTGAGTCCATGGTCGGCAATAGGCACAACGATAGTCCCAGCCCCGACCGTGCCCGTGGTGATGTCGTTGGTCAACGTCTGAGAGCTCAAGACGTTGGCGGTGGTGTTGTTGTAGTTGTAGTCCGTGGTGTATGTATCGCCATCAAGGAAGGCCGCCTCGAGTAGCTTACTGCCCATC